GCAGGTTATTTACGGAAAAGGTAAAATAACTAGAGTAGATCACTTCCCTATGCAAACTTTAAGAGCTGAAAAGTGTAATGATAAAGGTGAAATTGAAGCGTGGTACTATCACCACGATTGGAGTAAATACAGAAATGGAGATGTTTTAAAGCGTATTCCTGCTTTTGGTTTTGGTAATGGTAACGAAGTAGAAATTTATGTTATTAAACCTTATGTATCAGGTTATCATTATTACACTCCAATAGATTATTCAGGTGCTTTACCTTATGCTAAACTAGAAGAAGAAATTGCAGATTATTTGATTAACGATGTAATGAATGGTTTTAGTGGTACTAAAGTAATTAACTTCAATAACAATATACCACCTGAAGAAAAAAGACAAGAAATTGCAAATGATGTTAAGCGTAAATTAACAGGTGCTAAAGGGGATAAAGTAATTGTATCTTTTAATGCTTCATTAGAGAATAAAACTACTGTTGATGATATACCTTTAAATGATGCACCTGCACACTACGAATATCTTTCTACTGAATGTTTTGAAAAGTTAATTGTAGGTCATAGAGTTACTTCACCTATGCTATTAGGAATTAGAGATACAGGTGGTGGTTTAGGCAATAATGCAGATGAAATTGAAACTGCAACTAGATTGTTTGATAATATTGTTATTAGACCATACCAAATAGAAATTATAGATGCTTTAGATGCTATTTTAGCTGTAAATGATATAGCATTAAACTTATATTTTAAAACAATACAACCATTAGATTTTATCGATGTTAATACTGCTAATGCTACAACTAACGAAGAAGAAACTGGTGTCAAAATGGCTGCAGTATGTTGTTCAAGTGATAAGGATACTTCTGTGGATATAGCAGATAGTTTAATTAGTAAAGGTGAAAGTTTAGGTGCTGAATGGATATTAATTGATGAAAGCGAAGTAGACCAAGATTTAGAAGATGAATTAGATGCTGAAATAGATTTCTTAAATCAAAAAAGTAAAAAAGATAAAAATCTACTTTCTAAAATGTTAGATTTAGCTTCTACTATTATTGCAAGACCAAACTCAAAATCTAGCCAAGATAAAAATATTGATGGAATTAAGTTTATTACACGCTACAAATATAGTGGTGATTTAGTAGGAGAAAGAGAATTTTGCAATAGAATGTTAAAAGCTGATAAACTTTACAGAAAAGAAGATATTAAACAAACTTCTTCTAACGAAGTAAATCCAGGTCAAGGTCATAATGGTAATAATTACGATTTATTCCTTTACAAGGGTGGAGTTAATTGTAAGCACAAATGGTTAAGACAAACTTATGTTTCTTTTGAGAATGTAAGTATAGATGTAACTAACCCTAATGCTACAACTATTTCTACTAATAAAGCTGAAAAATACGGATATAGAGTAAGAAACGATAAAGAGGTGGCAATGAAACCTATTGATATGCCAAATAACGGACATCACCCAGATTATAACAAATAGATATGGCTTACGCATTATTAATAAGTACAGAAGATGTAAAAAAGTTTACTATACTAAATGGTAATTTAGATGTAGATGATTTTATACAATATATAAAGATAGCACAGGATATTACTATACAAAATTATTTAGGAACTGATTTATACAATAAGTTTCAAACTTTAATTATTAGTGGTGATATTAACCAATCAGGTTTTTTAAAATATAAAACGCTTTTAAGCAACTATATTAAACCAATGTTAATACACTGGAGTATGGTTCACTATTTACCTTTTGCAGCTTATACAATAGCTAATAAAGGTGTTTACAAGCATAGTTCTGAAAACGCTACTAATGTAGAGAAAAACGAAATAGATTTCTTAGTAGAAAAAGAAAGAGATATAGCAGAACACTATACACAACGCTTTATAGATTATATGTGTTTTCAACAACAGGAGTTCCCAGAATATACTTCTAACTCAAATGATGATATGAACCCTGATACTAATAATTTTTACGGATCTTGGGTTTTGTAAATGGAGAAAAAAAGAAAAAAAGTAGGTAACTATAAACCTAAAGAAGAAAATAAGCAAAAGCTAGAATTGTTTTTAAAAAAAATAGAAAATGGCAAATAATATAGATTGGGGGCAAGGTGTAAACAACAACGATATAGGTTGGGGACAAGGAGCTATAAATAATGATATTGGTTGGGGTAGTGTTTACTCAGTTAGTTGGAGTGGAGAAACTGAAATACTAGGTAATGAATATGAGTCAGTAATTGATTTTATTGCTAGAGTAACTGCTGATAGTGGTAATTTTGAAGCGAAACAATGTTTAATTAATACAATAGAGAATATATGAGTTTATTTGATAGTGCTTCTTTGGTTGTAACTCCGAATGGTTATAAAGAAGATAAATTATATAGTGTAATTCCTACTGATGGAAGTGGAGATTTAAGCGTAACAAGAGCAACAACAGCCACTAGAGTTAATAGTGCAGGATTGATTGAGCCTGTAGCTTATAATTTATATACTGACTCTCAGGAATTTAGTACTTCAAGTTGGGATAAAGTATCTACTACTGTTACACCTAACACAACAATTTCTCCAAATGGTAGTACTACTGCTGATACTATTGTTATTTCAAGTGGTGGTTATTTATATAAACAAATTAGCTATACTTCCGTTGTAGGTGATAGCCTTACAATGTCAATTTATACTAAAAATTCAAATGCTAACTTTTTAATATTTGGTGGTGCAACTATATCAGGTACTGATGCAAGTCAAGTTTTAAATGTTGGAAATGGTTGGTATCGTCATATTATTACTAGAACTTTTACAACTTCTACTACCGGTGTTATTCAATTTTTATTGGGCTATACTTTTACGGGTACTTTTTACATTTGGGGTGCTCAATTAGTATCAGGTACATCAGCAAAAGATTACTTCCCTACTACTGATAGATTAAATGTACCAAGATTAGATTATACAGGTTCAACTTGTCCTAGTATTTTAATTGAACCACAAAGAACAAATTTATTAACTTATAGTGAGCAGTTTGATAATGCTGCTTGGTTTAAAGTAAATGCAAGTGTAATTTCAAACTCTATTACTTCACCTGATGGTAATAATACAGCTGATACATTAACGATATCAAGTGGAGGTTATTTATTAAGAGAAACTTTTCCTTTAAGTATAATAAGCGGTCAGTCTTATTCAATATCTATTTATACTAAAAATCAAATAAACGATTTTTTATTATTTGGTGGTGCTACTCCTGCAGGTACTGATATTTATTCTATTATAAATTCAGGTAATGGTTGGTATCGACATATAAGAACAAGAACTTTTTCAACAACAAATGCTTCTGCAAATATTCAATTTATTATATACGACCAAATAGGTGTAAATTATATTTGGGGCGCACAATTAGAAGCAGGAAGTTATTCTACTTCTTATATACCTACTACTACAGCTGCAGTAACTCGTAATGCTGATGTTATTTCTAAAACAGGTATAAGTAGTTTAATAGGTACTGAATTTACTTTGTTTTTAGATGCTTACGAAACTACTGGCGGAAATAGTAGTAGATATTTAATTTTAAAAGGTACAGGCGGGACTTATGCAAATGCAGTATTTTTAGAAGCAAATTCAAGTAATCAAATAGCATTAACAATTTTAAATAGTAGTTCTAGCACTGTATTTGCAGATTTATCTACTGCATTAACTAACGGTCAAAGATTTAAGGTAGCTGTAAGGTGTAAAAATAATGATTTTGCTTTTTATTTAAACGGAGTTCAAATTGCAACTCAAACGAGTGGAACTGTTCCAACAACTGCAGATTTATATTTAGGATATTATAGTGATTATGATAATAATTATAATAAAATTAATTCAGCTGTGATTTGGAAAGAAGGTTTAACTAATGAACAACTGGCAACTTTAACAACTATATAATGGAAATATATAAATTAAAATATTCGGATAAAAAAACTGCTTTAAAAGATTTAATAAAAAAAGGAGTTTATATTGAAACTAAAAACTTTAATGATGAAGTAGTTTTATCTTATGGTAAAGGTATTCAGGCAGTAGTTGAAATAGGTTTAATTGTTTTAGAGAATGGAGTTTATGATGAAGACTTTAAAGAAGTAAAACCTCCTGTTTACGCAGATGGTTATCACTTTGATATTATGAGCGAAAACAAAATAGATTTTGGGTTAAACGAAATAACAGTTAACAATCCAAAACATTATTTTGCAGGATACGAACCTAAAGTAGAAACAGATTTAAATACTTTAGTAAATGA